ACTTGTGAGCCTAAACCAATCAGCATTAGCAGAATCTCCCCAAACAATTTGACTATCAGTATCATCTCTATTAATCCATGCCGTTAAGGTAAATGCTCCAGAAAAAGATTTATCTCCTAAATCAATATAATCTGAACTTCCATTAAAACTTGCACTACCATCCCCAATCTGCTCTGCTTGTGATTCAGCTATGTCTATCGCACGAGGCAAGATGGGTGCATTGCCACCATATACTGATGTGGTAGTTGTTGCTCCTATACTTGAGCCATGATTATTACCATGAGAATCTTCAGACATATTTAACTCTTTAAAAGAAACATTGTCTATTTTTAAAGTATTATTAGCACCAGTTGAATAAAACCCTATCCCTTGATTTCCTATAGAAGAATTAGTGGTTATATCTTCTGTATATGTACCAACAGCAGTTCTTGCAGTTCCATATAAAGAGCCACCTATTCTGATTTTCATTCCACTTGGTGAAGAAGTAAATTCTGTTATAGTATAAGTTACTCTATATGTTTTATCTCCATAAATAGTAGAAGAGGCAGTTTGATAAAGTGTGTAAGTAGCACCAGCGTTTGTAGCCACTGCTACACCATCAGTTTCATCAATAGTCCACCCAGTTTCTTTAGTCCATCCTGTATCAGTATCAAAACCACTATTAGTAGTTAATTCATTTCCTATTGCATTATTTGCACTATCAAGAGACTGCCACATTTCTAAACTTGTTTTTTCTACAGAGCCTAACTGACTGTAAGACTTGTTCATAACGGATTGGACTTCTTCTGGTTCTAATACTTTTGACCAAACTGCGACATTAGCCATTTTACCTTCAAAATAATTACTATTATCACCTCTTCTACCAATTTCTAAATTAACTGTGTCATTATCGATTGTCGAAGGTATACTTGTTGTATTTGTTTCTTTTAATTCACCATCTATATATATTTTTAATGCTGTACTTGGTTCAAATACACAGCAATAATGATGCCAATTTCCATCAGCAATTTGTGTATTCGCAGTATTACCTACTGAATAATTTGTACCACCACTTACTATTCTAAAAAACAACTGACCATTATTAAATACTTCACTATAATAACATACATTTGTATTATCATTTTTATTAACTAAAAACATATACTTACTATTATTATCTGTTTTTATCCAAGATGATATACTTAATGCACCTGTAATCTGCAAAGAACTGCCATTACCACAATCAATATAATCATTACCATCAAACGATGTTGAACCTTCTGATGGGAATGCAAGTGTGTCTGACCTTTTTTTCTTAAAATCTAAATAGAGCTTTAGATTGTCCTTAACATATGTTAAGAGGGATGCTCCCCCGCGTTGTAAGCTTGCTGCTAATCCGAGCATATACTACCCGAAATAACAGATGCAGCTGCCAGAACTCAGTGTGACTGAGCTATAGCTACCAAATAATGTAACCCCTTGCGGAAAAGTATTGCTAGAATTTACTGCATACCCATAGGACACTGCGCTAGATCCAGCGTGCTTGGTAGCATCTACTTGAGCTAGTGCAGAAAATGCGGTGTCTTCTAGAAATGTGATTGCAACAATGTTAAAACCAGTTGGCGGCGTTTTAGCAGCGCTAGCCGTATCGACTAACATACTTCCCGCTTGGCCAAGGCCAACATTACTTGCTTCGTTAACTGAAAATTTATGTCTTCCCATCTTTTTCTCCTTGTGACTTGCCGAGCTTGGAAATTCTCATGGTCACATAGTTATGTTAAGGGGCAGCAGCAGCCACCCCTTAACCAGTTGAACAGTGGTTTAGTCGTTAGTAATTAACAACCCTCTACCACGGTGGATTACTTTAGACCCATAGAGACAAGAAAAAACTACCTTGTCTGCTAAGTAATCAATATCACGCTGTGACTCAGCTCCGATTTCTTTCTGCATTGCAAAACCGCAAGCAGAGCTATCGAAAACCATTCCAGCATTACCAGTATTACCAGAAGCAACAATGTTGCTCATAGCTACTTTCATGCCAAAAATAGAGCCTAACTGACCAGATGATACGTTTTCTCTACCTAATGCATCATAACGAACAAATTTATCGTTATGTAGTAGGTCCGCATAAATAGTTGGGTTAACAACCATCCACACATTACCATCTCTATAGTCAACATCAGCTTCACCCAGTGTAGCTAAAATTGTTTCTATATTCGCATCGGTAAGCGTATTATCATCGCCAGTAGTTATACCAGTTAAATTCAAACCAGCAGAACCACTAGATAAAGATGCTACAAGATCAGTGTCAATCTGCTTTGCAAGTGCATAACCCATAATAGACGCATACTGAGAGACAAGATCTCCATTTTTTTGAATTAATGAAATATCTTCAAACATCTTAGATGCGTATTTATGTTTATCAATTGCAATCTGCACGCTAGTTTCAGTTGTGCTGTCATACTGTATGGCTGCATTTTCTGTTTTAGCTTGTACACCTACTTCAGATAAAGATGGTACGTTGATCTTATCTCCACCACTTGCTACAAATGATGAATAATCTGTTACCATTTCTCTGAACATTAATTTGGATCTTAAAAATCCCTCTACTGCTGCACTCCAGACTTCTGGTATAAATACATCTAATTCTGTATTTCCAGAAATACCACTGGGATCAGCTACTATTGTTTTATAACTCAATGTTAACTCCTAGTTATGCTTTTTAAATAAGCGCCCCAAGTAGCTGGATCTCTACGTTCATCCTCAGTCATTTCGTGAAATGACTTTGGAGTAGTTTGTCCAACACCAGCACGACTTGCATCGACACTTAGTTTTTGTTTTGAAAGGTTGTTAGTATGATATTTTTTAAGCTTATCCAAAGGAAGTGCTTCTATAATATCACGCTCTTCAGTATCATAATTAGAAAGAATGTTATCGCGATCTTGAGCAATATAAGCGTCTAATTGATCTGCTTTTTGTTTAGCCACTTCATATTTCTTTGTGACTTCGCCAAGCAGTGTTTCATATTCGCCTTTTTTCTCAAGCTCTGATACACGCTGCTTTTCAGCTGCGTTTTCAAACTCATCTAACTTTGACTTTAATTCATTATTACTTGCGACAATTTCTTTGAAGCGAGCATAAGGAATCTGATCCGGTTTAGCGTCTGGTTGGACGGACTGAGCTTTTACCTCTTCAGCTGGAGTTGTTTCCTGTTTTACGTCTGGAGCGACTTTTTCGTTTTCCATTTTAACCTCTTGTATGAGTACCTTACATGTTGATTATAATTGGTCTTCCAGTAAGTCTTCTTAAATTTTGCAATACTACCCCTAAAAACATTTTACCAATTGCTTTTTCCACCATAGGTCCTACAACGCCGTTTTTAGCGACAATTCTTTTTTTACTTGGTTTGCGGGTAATCTTTGACTTTTTTGATGGTCTACCAAAGCGCCCCATCGCATGTGCTTGCATTTTTACAGCTTCCCTACCACCACCGATACCATAATCAAGGGATAGCTCTCCATCCACCTTTGCATCTAAAAATCCAAATGCGCTAAACATATCACCAGTAAGCGTTAAATCCGGTGGACTGGTCCTAGTGCTTTTTTGCTTTAAGCCAGTCTTGTTTGCGCCTTTTCTGCGCTTGTAATCAGCAGTATACATCGGAAATGTTTTACCACCTTGCTTTGCAGCACCAATACCCTTTTGAGCTTGTTTTATATGGACCTTTGCTATTTCGCGGCCATATTTTTGCAGATCAGACTTTGTAAACTTTAAAAGCTGCTCTAGGATATTTAATCCACGGAACCTTTTAGATAATATTGGTCCTGTATAACTACTTATTGCTTTCATAATACTGCTTTAGTGTCTTCGGTTTTTTGTATTTACCGCTGCTTTTTAAATCGCTTATTTCTTTGCGCGCCTTATTACGCGTCCCTACTAATGTTTTATTAGATGACACAGGCTGAATAGAGTGTCTACAGTTGACTCCACCGCGGTCCTGTAAAACGCCCGGATACTGACTTTCATAGTCTTGCTTTGTCATTGGACTAACTCCTAAGAGTTCGCGGCATAGAGGGCGTGTTTTGGAGTCTAGTGGACCAACATACCAGAACTTTGTATCCTCTGGCATATCTTGAGCCATTGAAAAAATTACAGCTTGCTGATAATTTGCAAGCGTAGTCCCTAAGACTGCATCAATTCGAGATGGATTCAACGATACATTCCGAGCCAGCCTTGCTTTAATAGCATCGCCTGACATTCCAGTGCTAGTACCAATTAATATTTCGTTACGCATCGTTTGACCTAAGTTGGCCGTGTATTGGACAATCGTACTTCGTTGAGTAGCTTCGAGAGCCACAAGTTGCGCTTCGGTGATAGACCCAAAAAACGGCAAACTGTCGAGTATATTGCTAGTCGCAGCCATATAGGCGTTGACAGCGGCATTAGCACCCAGATCCTCAGCAAGATAGGTCGTAAGATCAATTGCAGCGAGAATACCCAGTATTTCAGTTGCAGATAGACCCTCTTTTTCCATGTCTTTAACATCATTGACAAACTCCTCTTGAACTTGTTCCAGCGAAGCTTGATATGCAGCTATGGCATCGTCTATAGCAGACATGACTAACTCTGTAGTCTATTAAGTAAGCGATTTGCTGGTGGTTGGTCTTCTTCTTGTCGCTGATTTTGCTGGTCCATAAAGCGCTGCTTTGCTTCTGGCGAAGCGTCACTATTATGCACATCGAACCAGTCTTCGGGGGTCGCAAGACCGCGATCAAAGCGCCAACTCCAAAGAGCAATCTCACTTTCGGGAGTGAGAGCGTAATTAGGCTCAAGGAAGTCAACAGAATAATCGGGTCCTAGGTCGGTGTTGGTTTCAGTTTTAATTATTTGGCGATCTATTTCATATCTACGATGCTCCCAAGGGCGCCATGTATCTTCAGTTTGAGCTGTACGCTCATCCATGTTTTCCATTTCAATAATAGATAAGGATGCTGCACTAGGCGCATTGCCAGAATCTGATCGTGCATACTTAGCTCGGATATGATTATT